CGGGGATCCGTCCCACTTGGGGTTAATTTCCGAGCTTACTAGCTCCCAAAGTAAACCCGAGCCATCCTATACCAGGATGACTTAAACTTACTACGTAAGTCTTCCTGGGCCATGTAGTCCCAACACGGAGCTACACCGACCCGTTTTAGGTAAGGTGTCTCCCACATCCTAATGGAGACCCTACCCCCCCGTAGTACGCCCTTAATGGCAGCTTGAAAGATGGCACTGGAATTCCAGTAGCCATTCTCGTATGCTGCAACCACATCGGAGACATCAAAGCCTTTATCGCGAGGAACCCATCTTTTGTAAAGATAGGAACCTTGATAATGCGATCCGCTCTTATGAGGGCGAGTCGCTCTGAAGACGCTCTGAGTCTTGACGCAATCCAGAGGCATTCGGATTCCGCTGTCGGGATTCTCCCAGGGCGGTACCTCACACCTTTGAACAAACTGCAAGCAGAAATCCAGGGTCCTTTTCAAAGGAATCCCAGATCTCGCAGACCAGTCTGTCAGGTTGTTGATCAGGACGTACCAGTCTTGATCCGTGTCTAGTCGAGAAACATAGACTCCACGGACATTTGTGCCGTTCCAAAAATCGGCACCACAAGACTCTCTGAAGCTGCCATCGTAGCGACCGAAGGATTTATCCAAATTAGGAATGAATCCAAGGTAGGTCAAGATCCGTTTTACGGACTCGAACGCCTCCCAGTCTACTACGATATCATCCCCGAAAACGCCCCAGTTCGGTAATTTAAGCTCCGAACTAAGGCTGACCACTTCACCGGTCAGGGGATCGGTGCGATAGACGGCCTCGTAGCCCTTTCTTCCGAATGGGATTCCGAGTGCGTCATAGACACCCTTCACTACGCAGGCAAAGATAGCTGTCTGAAGTGGGAAGCAATACGCATTTCCCATCGTCGCAATCATATGCAACGGGACAGTTTCCCCTCCTATATCAGCTTCGGTGCTCCGAAAAACCTTAAGCCACGTTAGTAATTCACGTGGCAGTAGGTATGAGCAAAGATTCATGCTGATACAATCAGAAGCGCTCTTGAGGTCGAGCGTGCAGTACTGTCTTCCGATACTCCCTTGCCTTGCCAGCTCCGAATTAACGGTAGGCTGATTGGCCAGGTCAATACCAAAGAACTCCTGCAGCCGGTTCTCTATAAGGCGCTGGATTCCTTTCTGAAAGAACATATTCAGTAAGGGCTCCGGCTTTACCAAACGCGAGATCTTGGCAGTCTTCTCAACAGGAGTGATTTTCACAGCCCTGATGATTTTAGGGTTACCACAAGCAAGAAGCCGGGTGATTTCACAATCTACCCTCGCCGGTGATGCCCTCAGCCATTGATCGAATAGATCTATGACTAGTTGGCTTGATGCCGTGAGTTCAGAGTGCCCGATCTTGTCTAAGAACGAGCATTCACGAGCACCAGGCGACGTTCCCGGTCCGAAATCGGCGTAAGCCTCTATAGAGGCAAAGTCAATCAAGGGGAAACCACTAGGATTAAAGAAATTCCAGATGGTCTTTTTAATCTCCCCAAGAACGACTTCGTCATACGGACCGAGACAATTCGTCTCAGGTGTCCACTTTCCCGCGCGAGCGTTGAGTTCATGAAACAACGCGAAGGCGGCGGTGTCAGCCTTTACTTTATCGATGTCCCCTTGGTATTTTTTGGGGATTGATCGTAGTAAGGCGGCTGCGGCGAATTGCTGAGCTGAACATCCCACTGGCTCAAGGCACGTTCGATGTTCGACATCGATATCGAAGCCTTGTAGACCACCAATGAAATGATCAGAAAGATCATCAAGGAGTACAGACCAAAGAGCAGGCATAACTTCCATACTACACTCCTAAGTGTGAGATGAATGATCTGGTCGCCAGATTCTCCAATAATTGGAGATTGACCTCTCCTAAGCATCACTGTTCACCTGTCACAACGTTCCAGTCGTGACAGTATCGGTTAAGCCCTGGGCGATTGCCCAGAGCATACCAATGTGCGCAGAAATCATAGCTTTCAGATTTACTGCGTCGTAGGTATCCGATCCCGCCGGAATTGAGAAGCCCGTACGCAACATAGCGGTCTGAACTGGCTGATTAGCTAGAACAGATACACCTTTGCGTGTAAGCACCTCAAAACGGTTCTGAGGGAAAGAACGAATGGCGCCCGAAGAGTTTGGTTGACCCAAAACCTTGAAGTTCGCAGGGCGAAACATGGTTAGGGTAAAAGGCGAGCTGATCGAGTGCACGTTCACACCGGTCTGAGTTCCACCAAGAGCGGAGACAGCGTATTGTTTGCTGACTGCGCTCGGGGGAGTATCAGATACGATAGTGTAGGTCGGGCTGGTCAACCCGGAAATGGCCGCCCCGGTAATCGGGGAAGATGGAGCAAAGGACATAGGGATTTCCTTAAAGAAGGGTTAAGGGTTGCTAACCCGAAGGCTAGATTTTGCTGCTTATAAGGGCAGCGAGGTTTGCCCAAGACCAAGGTGACGAAGGTAATTCGAACACCAGGTTTGGAAGGCGCAGCTGTGGTATACCGCGAGTGTAGGTCTTTAAGCTCATTACGAGCGGACGACCGGGCTCTTCGGTGACTATAGCCTGACCACTGGTCAGGGTTGCGATCTTACCGAAATCGGCATACCTAGCCACTTCTTTAATACTCTCGTTCAACTCGGATTTGGAGGTCCACACCCAATCGGATGTTAGACCGTAACCCGAGTTGAGAATATCGCCGACGTTTGTAAACATGTCGACGACAAAGGAGTAGGGAATCAGTTCCCATACCGTCGGAAGAAAGTCCTGGATGTTAAACCCCAGAACAGTTTGCAGACGGTCAGCGGCATCGGCATCTACCCCTTGCAGGTCGGCTTTACAAACGCCTTTAATCCTGCAGGTAGTTTTCCGAGAATAGGATACAGCCTGATTGAATCGGATGTAATTGGAGTGACCTCCAAGTCCGATAACAGCAGGCGTTTTATTCTCAGTTTTGCCTTTCCCAAACGCACGAACAGTCTCCACCTTGCTTTTCAGCTTGGCGTAGGCTTCCGTAGCGCTCTTAAGGTCCTCAATCAGAGGCCTCCAGCCGTACACGTACTCCAACCAAGAGTTGCTGAGTACCTTTCTCAGCGTGTGCGGATTTCTCCGCCCATGCTCACGCCGGAGACGACGGGCGCGTTTTAAATATGCGCTGATACCGTCGCGTAAGGCAGAAGCAGGGTTCCGAATCATTCGGAGAGTATCCCGAAGTTCGCCGATCAGAACACCACCCTTTAAGGGGGCAATGGCACTGGAGGCGTCGGACAGGAAGTTCCCCAAGGCGATTTCGTATGCCTTAGAGTTATACAAAGGCGCAGCAGGCAGGGAGGAATGATTTATCCCTGATAGCTTCTCCCAATAGACCCCAGTTTTTCCGGGGTAACTAAGGGAAACAGACCAGTTGCCGAGCTTAACTTCCAAAGTGAGGGACCTAGAGTAACCAGATGAGGCACTGATCAAGTGCTCAATCTTGTATTTCCAGGCTGGAACCGGACTCCCTATTCTTGTTTCAGAATAGGAAACGGTAACGTTCTCACTCTTCTCGCTATAAGCGCCGGTAGGTTGGCGCTGAGAATAGCGTTGAGGAAGTGTGAAACTACGTAGAAGGACTTTCGTAGTCATTGTATTACGCGGATTTTAACCGCGCCTCCGACTCTTTTAGGATGAAAGAGCCGGG